CCGCGCCGTCGCTATATTCGCCAGATCATACAAGTTGGAGCTGGCATTGAGAACGGCCACCCACAGAGTGTTTGCAGCGTTTCGCACGTTCAGGATTCCGTTCGTGGTGTCAAACCACAGCATCCCGGCGACGGTCGGCGTCGGCGCGGCTGCGCCTGATGAGCTCGAGAACAAGGCTCCCATCAGCCCGTTGATATCCACGCGCACGGCTGCGCCGCTCGCGTTCTGCACCGTCTGGTCGGAAACTTGTGGCATTAGAGCAGCTCCTCGGATGTGACGCTGAGCGCGGACACCAGCGGCACCCATGCGGCATTTGTGGTAATAAGCTGTGCGCGGAATTCTACAGCCCACGCACTGATCTCGGTCGAATCTATTCTGGCCCATCCAGTCCAGGCGGGAGAGCCCGCCGGATCAGTCTGCGTCGTGCGCGCCTCGACCCAGCAATCCACTTCTGCGCCGGCCGATCCGTCAAAGTCCGGCCAGTCGTCCATCATCGCCACGAAGGAATCGAACTCGCTTGTCAGCGAGGAAGCGGCCATTGTGATCAAGCTGCGCACCCGAACGGGCTTGACGGATGCAAAGACTATACGGTTTGCAAACGTGTAAGTGCCCGCGACCAGCAGCGGCCCTTCATAGTCGAGCGATGCTATCGAGTCGAAGTCTGCCCAAGAGTCGATCAGGCTCGATGTGGTTAACGTGAGCGAGCCGTCGATCTGCACGGTGCCCGAATTGGCACCCGAATAGGTCGGATGCTCAAGCGCTGTGGTTGCGGCAAAGAATTGCAGGATCTGCAACCCATCGCATTCGACGGTGGCGACCGGACCAGGAACGCCCGTCGAATCCTCGGCGCGCACCAGATAGAGGCCGGGCTTGAGCGGCACTGTTGCCGCTGTGGTGCCTCCCGCGACACGTTGCAGCGATGGGCTGTTTTCCCAACTGCCTCCCAATTGGGAGGTGTGGCGGATCACTATTTGACCGCCAACTCGCACGTCCAGATCGGACACCAGCGTCCAGCGCAGGACAGCAAGCCCGCCGAGCGACTGCACCGTAAGCCCCGAAATTGCCGCAGGCGGAGCAGCCAGGCCGACAATCGTGCGGCTTGATGTCGCCCAATCGGATGACACGCCCAACCGCGAAACTGCCTTGATCCGCACACTGAGCAATCCCGGCTGGACGTCTCGTATCTCCGCGCTCAGACCCTCAAACCTGCCCTGCACAACCCAAAGCCCACCCGCCTCTTGAGTCTCCACCTGATAGACCGCCACAAAGGGAGTGGGCGAGGGAACCCAAGTCAGATTTACCAGCGCCTTGACGCTCGATCCGTCGCGCGTGACATAGAGCGATTCAGTTATGTCCGCGGCCGCAGGCGGCAAAACATCAAAGGCGGACGTCAGAGTGGTTCGTGGTGCTGCCGCATAAATTTGCTCCTCCGTCGCGGTCCAACTGAATGCCAGCGGCGATGTTTCGCGCAGGACAAATTCAGCCGAGAGTGACGGGCCTTCGTCGGTCTGCGTCAACTCGAGCGTCGCCGATGCCACGTCAAATGGCTTCGAAGCCATTCCCCATCGCGCATAGGAGAAAGACACTGTGGTGCCCGCCGTGATCCGCCACGCCGCCAGCAGGCCGGAAACCGCGATTGTGGATTGTCTGCGGGTTTTTTCCAACTCGATCTTTGCCAGCCGCTGCGCCATAGAGGACGATATCGTGAACGGCAAAGTCAAATCCCGCCACTTCTGCTCGCCCATATCCTCGGCCACGTAGACCGCGCTTTGGTAGCTTGGATAGTCGTCCGGCAACCAGTCGTTCTCGGGCGAGACAAATTGGCCCCGAACCCCGTTGAAATTCTCTGCCGCGCTGATCCGAGGCGTCAAGATCAAGCCGCCCTCGCGCACATCTGCATCAGACATGGTTTCGGTCGGGATGCGGTATGCGCCCGCCTGAATCCGCCACACGCCACCGGAATAGATCGCACGGCCGGCCATCGCGCTCAGCATCGCTTCAATGATCGTCTTCGGAGCCTCGGACAGGGAGACTGAGCCGTTGCAGGTATAGCGTGGCTCGGTTCCGCCAGCGCGGGTTGCGACCACTTCGTCGCAGATGTTTGCGGCGGCGATCAACTCCGCTGCGTCCAATCCATCGGCGGCGCTGATCGCAGCGCCGATTCCGAATGTCGTGAGGCTCATGTAGTCCGCGACGCAAAGTGCGGCGTTTTCGGAATAGCCGCGCACTGCGCTGCGCGGATCGAGAATGTCGTTCTTGCCTTCAATGTCGCATTGAATCTCGGGCACGCCGCCGGGAAAGGCGGTGCTGCCCTCCGTCAGGACCAGGTGGATCATTGCACAACCCGCGCCGACATGGGCCGAGGTCCATTCGGTCGGGATCGCGCTGACAAGCCCAGCAAATGCAGTCTGGCCCGGAAGGCCCAGGCGCTTGTCAATGGTCGCCTTGCCTGCCCAGCGCCCCTGTGCTGCGCCTGCGGCGTTGAATGCCACCTCGCCGCCAAAGTAGACCGCGCCGATGGCTTTGACCTGATGTGTCGCCAGAACAATCACCAGATGGAGCTTCTGCTTATTGGACGGCTGTTCGCTGATGTAGATCAAAACCCCGCCGTCGTGCGATCTGCCGTAGCGCAAGGTGCGCGGGCTGACCGGTGCGCTGATCGTGGACCCGTTCCGTAAGCCGCTCGTCGGTTTTTTCATCAGTGCCCGCGAGGCGGCATTGATCAGCAGCATGGTGCCCAACTTGACAATCGCAGACGCGGCCCAGCCGGTTGCGGCAAACGCCGTGATACTGGCGAAGATCGGGGCTAAAAACGCCATCAGACCACCCAACTGTAGGAGCAGGCTTCGGTCGGCCGAATTTCCAGCCCAGCAGGCGCAAGAAAGGCGCTCGAGTTGCCGATGCATACACCAAGAGCTTGAATCTTGCCGTTTTGGATCAGCACAAGCGAGCCGCGTGCGGCAAACGCGGCAGGTTGAGAAACCACGCCGAGCAACTTTCCGGCAGCATCTGCGAGGCTACTCCATCCGAGCAGCCTCATCGTCCGACTGGCACCGACCCGCGACGAGTAAGCGCCGCGCCATTGGTCCGCAAGACTTTCGCGCCCCTGGAGCTTCGCGATGACATCAAAGGTCCAGACGGCGCAGTCGTGGTGTCCCCACTGAAATGTGAGGTGCTCCGCCGCTGCGATTTCCCGCGCCAGAACTATGTCCCAGGTTTCGATCCGCATCACGTGCCCCACAGAATCTTTCTCGACTGGATCGCCACGACGAAAGCAAATGCCGCGTCGCGTGGATAGAGCGTGCGTTGGCTCTGATCGGTGTAGCGCCATTCCTTGGCGGTTTGCAGATCGACCAGCCTGCTTTCATAGGTCAGCCCAATCTCGCAGGAGTCCGTTCCATCTGATATCTGAACCAGGTCCAGCCGACCGGCGTAGGCCAGCGCTGGATCCGCGATTACTGTGCCATCATCGTTCAGGACGCCGAGCCAAAGCCGCCCAGCGCGTCCCTGCTGCGCCTCGACAATGCAACGCTGAATCAGATCAGCCGGAACGCCTGAAAGGGACACAGAGGTGCCCGTGGCGACGACCCCGGACGTTTCATCGATCTGCCCGATGTTCAGCAGCGTGCCAGCGCCAAGCCAAGTGTAGCCGCCCCATGAAATGTCCGTCAAACCAGACCACAGGCGCAAAGCACCAGACGGGAAGTCGCCCTCAAAGAAGATCGCGGGACGAACGACCGCTGCTTGCAGAGCAGCCTTTGCAGCTGGTGTCAGTGCGCGACTCATAGCGCCTCCACCATTTTGACGGAAAACTGAGCTTTGACCGGGCGAACGATTGTCGTGGCAAACGGTCGCACCAGTCGCACCAGCGCGGCAGGCTTGTCCACGACGACAGCCGATCCGTTGACCGGGCTTGTTCTCAACTTCGGCCAGATCAGGAGGGTGGCGACGCCCGCTCCGTTTGACACCGAATCCGCAAGGACTTGATGCAATCTCGCGGTGTCGCCGCTCCCCACCTGGATGAACTCACCCGCGCGCATAACCGTCGAAGAAGGAACCCATCCGCTCGTCACCAGGCTTCTGCCAGCCTGCGCCGCGCCCGATATGACAGGCGTCCCGGCCACCGTTTGCACAATGGAAGGATCGCGGAAAAGGAAAGTGGTCACGGGCCCGCGCAGGCCCACAAAGAATCCAGCCATCGTCCGCGCCTTGGCGTCGATGTGGGTCGCAAATTCCACATCGAAGGACCACCATTCGCCGCCCCAATCCTGCACCTGCTGGCCTGCCGTGAATGGCGACCGAACGACGCTGATCGCACCGGACGCCTCGCGGGTGACGCTGCGCACCAGCGTAAGAGGCATTTCATCTGGCATCAGAACATCCCTCTCTTTTGAGCATCGCGCACCGCCACAAGTGCTGCCCGTTGGATAGCTGGAATCGCCGCCAGCAGCTTGCGGTCGATCTGTTCTGCAACCCCTTCGGTCGAGCCTCGAGCGTCGATATTGATGTTCACCGCAACCCCCGCGCCATTCATCTTGGGTTGCTGGCTGCCATAAGCCTGGTTCTGTGCGCGGCTCAAGACGCGCTCGCCGCGTTGCAGGATGGCTGGCAGCTCATCGGATGCCAGACCGAGATTGACGCCTCCATGAAAACGCGGAGCGTTCGCGAAGGCCAGTGCCGGTACCATCCGGCTCGGACCTGTCGCGCCGACCATGCCGCCGCCATGCAAAACGCTCGCGCCAATGCCGCCAAATAGCGCATCGGCAATCGGCCCGAGGATATACTTTTTAATCGCGATTCTGGCCAGATCGGCCAGGATGCTTCTGGCGAGATCGCTGAAACTCAACTTGCCGCCCATCACGAACTTTACCAAGGCGTCCTCGGCGCTCTGAAACGCCCCAACCAGCGCCTGTCCGATGCCAGCCCCGGTGTCCTGCGCCTTGTCCGCATAATCCGCCATCGTCGCGCTGATCGCAGCCCAGCCGTTGAGTTGATCACCCAGCGGGCCAATCGGATCGGTCGCAGCTTTAACCAGCGCGCTACCTGCAGCTCCGGCGGCTGGGATCACAGCGGTCAGGAGCGCCAGCCGCTTTTGTTCTTCCGCCGCCAGCGTCTGTTCGGTGGCAAAGAGCCGCACCTTTTGCTCCAGCGCGTCCTGCATAAACTGGCGCTGACCGTCCTGCATCGAATCCAGAGGCGGCAGGGCCGCGGTCAGTTCGGCGCGATACTTTGCGATTGATGCTGCGGCGGCGTCGCCACCCCCGGCCAGTGCCGCGATGCTGGCGCGAATGCCGGATATTTTCACCGCAGCCCCGGCCAGATCGCCAGGCAACCCCGACAGGAAACTGGACAGCGCAGAGGCTTGCCCCGCCGCGCCGCCGATGGCCCCGGCAAGCGCGTTGGCCGGCCCGAGCGCATCATTCAGCGGCTTTGCCGGATCGGCGGTTTCCAACTCCGCCAGCTTTGCCCGCGTTACATCAAGCTCCAATTGCAAAGCCACGATCCCGGCCTGCGCCTCCGCAATCGGCGCTGCCATATAGTCCACGAACATGTCTTCTTGGCCACGTTCCGCATAGGCCGCGCGCAACGAGGCATTGTCGACAAGTTGCTTTGTGCGCAAAATCTCAAGATTGGCCGCTGCACTCGCGAGCTTGGCATCTGTCTCTGCAATATAGGCCTGCGTCGATGCCAGCGCCTCGGCACGGGCGTTCGGCCCGCCGATCTGCGCATAAAGGTTCAGCGCCTCGTTCATCCGGGCCTGCGCCGCCGACGACAGATCGGCGGCAGTGCTGAACAGATCATAGCGCCAGGCCAACTCGCCCACCCCGACAATCAGCGCGCCGATGCCGGTGCGGATCAGTGCGGCTTTCAGGGCCGTCAGCGACAGGGCGACGCCGGTGACACCGAAGGCGGCGGCCCCCATGGCAATGACAAAGCGTCCTGCAAAAAAGATGGCAAAGGCCCCGGCGATGCTGGCAATCTCGCCAATGTGGTCGCCGAGAAAGCTGATGCTGGTCTGAAACACGCCGCCCGCCCGGGTGGCATCGGCCAGCGCATTGGCCACCGTTTCCAGCGCCGGGGCGACGGCAACCGTCAACTGGTTGGTGAGGCCGAGCCAGACCAGTCCGAGCCGGTCGATGGCATCGCCCGCGGTTCGGATCTGATCGGCGTCCTGATCCGACACCGCCACGCCGAAATCGGTGATGTCCTGCGATGCCTGGCGCAGCGTTGCGCTGTCGATCCGGCTGAAGGCGAGGGCCGCCTTGTCACCGAAGAGCGCCGAGGCCACAGCTGCCCGCTCGGCAGGCGGGACGAACTTCGCAAGGGCATCCTGAATGGCGGCGATACGTTCGTCGAGCGGCAGTGCCTGAAGATCGGTGGCGGTCAGGTGCAGCCGCTGCAAGGCCACCACCGCCGTGCCGGTGCCGCCCGCCGCATCGGAGAGTTTCAGGGTCAGTTTCTTTGTGGCGGCTGCGATTTCCTCCATCGACACCCCGGCCAGATCGCCAGCAAAGGTCAGCACCTGAATGCTGCGGGTGGTGGTGCCGAGCGATTGCGCCAGATTGGCCTGCGCGTCGATGGTCTCGAGGCCCGAGCGGATCATGGCGATGCCAGCGGCGGCTGCAGCTGCGACAGCCACCGCCGCCGCGATTTTCACCCGGGTGGAGAATACCGCCAGCCGCGCGTTGGCAATCTCGGCTTCCTTGGACATCCGCCCAAAACCCTTGACCCCGGCATCGCCGACACCTTCCAACTCGGCACGCACCTGTTTGCCGCCGACGGCCGCGAGGCGGACGGATACGCGCTTTTCAGCCATCAGATCCTCCGATCTTTTCATTGATACGGCGGACCATCACCGCCTCCAGTTCCGGCAGCAGTTCCGCCACCACCATCGGGTTCAGGCCCAGCGCATGGGCGAGAGCCAAGGCCGCGCCCATATCCCAGCCCAGCACGGCTTTGCCCGCCACGCGCATCTGCCCACCCAGACGGCCAACCAGGTCCCAGACCTGCCAGCCGTCATGGGTTTGAGGCTGGTTCAGTCTTGCGGGGCAGTCTTGGCATTGGGTTCCGCAGGCGTCGTACGCCTCGCAGGCCTGGCAGTAGCTGTCGCCCCCGCTGAAGTGCCAGTCAGCAAGGGCGCAGAGACGTTTTTTTCAGCGTCCAGCAACATGCCGCGGCTGACGTAGAGGAGATTGAATGCCTCGAAGATCGGCCATAGCGACAGAAGCGCGTCGATGCCTTCCGGGCTGACCGCGATGGCAGCACCGTCCGCGTCGCCCACGCTCTCCCAATCGACGATTGCCTTGCGGGCAAGGGCTGCGGCAAACACCGCCGCTCTTGTGTCGTTGCTGGCATCGGCGGACAGACCCTGCACCGCAGGGTCGGAGCGGGTCGCGACCATCAACGCGGTGGTCAGCGGCAGAAGCAGCAAGCGCACGCCGTGGCCGAGCTCAAACCATTGCGGTTCGGGGGAAAGTTGGATCCGTATCATCAGTAACCTCCAATGCTGTTGACGAGGACGACGGTGCACATCCGCGCCGGGCTGGCGGCCAGTGCGCCTTGCCAGTCGAAACTGGCCTGAACGCCTTTTGGGCCTTTGATCTCGATCCGGGGGCGCGGCAGATAGACGGCATGGGCGGTCAGCGTCAGGCTCTCGCCGCTGCCCAGCGCATAGCTGAACTCCAGCGCCGCCGCCGTGCCGTTGATGGCTTGGGTCAGAAGCGTGGTGTCGGCAAAGCGCACCTCGATCTTGCCGGTCAGCGCCGCGATGGTCGGGTCGGCACCATCGATCTTCGCATCGGAACGGATGGTTTCGATCCGGTCGAGATTGTTGGCATAGGTGACATCGGCCGAGACGATATTGCCCAGCGCCACCCCATCGCGCTTGATCGCGCCGTTGAAATGGCCGAACCGTTTAAGCGCAATCGCCGCAGGGGTGCCCGCAGCCGTGGCCCCTGCGGTGGTCTCGCCCTGTGCAACCAGCATGGCCTTGGCACCGAGAAGGCCGGATCGCTCCATTTGCCACGAGAGGGAGTCCAGCACGCAGCCGGAATACATCGCAAAGCGCGGCACTTCCGGCATGCCGACCTCGATGGACATGCTGGGCAGGGTCCAACTGCCCGACATGAAGGTGTGCGAATTCAAGCCTCCGCTCAGTGTCGCCGCTGATACCGTTCCGTTGGATAGAGGCGAGATCGACGCCGCCAGCGTGAAGGTGTTCCCCGTGCTGCCGAGGACGTCGAACACCATGGTCAGTGCGGTCGCGGTGCCGGTGTAGGTCGCCAGCGCCACGCCGGTGACCACGCTGGCGTTCAGCGCCACTGCCAGCGCTGTCATGGTCGCCGCCAGGTTGGCGCCGATATTGACCTGGTTGCCGACAGCCCCCGAGGCCACAAAGGTGAACACCGTGCCGTTGATGGTCAGCGTGCTGTTGACGGCGGGCTGGGCCGAGAAGGTGATCGCCCCGGTTGCCGCGACGGTGCCTGCGGTGGTGGGTGCGCCAAACGCAGCCTTCAGCCAGAAGCCGAAGCCCACCGCGTCAATCGGTACCTCGACATCGCCGTCGGTGGTAATCGCATCCAACAGTGGCGCGCGGGGATCGCGGCCATATCCCAATAGTTCCGAGGCCAAGAGCGGCTGTTCGGCCGCCAGTGAACTGGTGATGAAGGGCATCTGGGTAAAACCGGACCCCGGCGGGGTGCCGTAAACAGTCTCGAACGCAAGCGCCATCTGCGCCCGCGCTCCTTGTGCACGTGCCATGTCTTTCTCCTGCTAAAAAGCGGAACGTCAGCGGGTTGCCAACGCCCACGTGATGATTAAAGGTCCTGATATGATCAGAGACGTCCTCGTTGCCTCAACTCGCTCCAGCCGACGCTACGCGTGCGTCTTCGTGCTGGCCTTAAGCATGGTTTTTGCGGGGCCCCTTACCGCCGAGACCAATTCCGTTTCGGGAACGGTAAGCCGCGTCACAGACGGCGACACATTCCATTTGTCAGGGCTCGCCCCCGCAATCCGCGTCTGGGGCCTGGATGCTCCGGAGCGCAAACAAGCGGGCGGCTCTGAAGCAACCCGCGCCATGCGCAGTTTGATCACCGGGACGACGCTTGATTGCCAGGTTCGCGATATTGACCGGTATCACCGCATCGTTGCCCAATGTTTCCTGCCGGATGGGCGCGATATCGCTGCGGAAATGATCCGCATGGGCGTGGCGACGGAATACTGCCGCTACTCCCGCGGCTATTACCAAACCTGCTGATCGCTTGTCTCACGCCAGCGTGTCGCCTGTCGCGTAGTGCAGGACCACGATGATCACCGCCGCTTTCAGCGCCGCCGCCCCTTCGATCGGCAAATCGACCGGCTCGGGCGCTTCGGCATCGATCCAATCGCACAGACCACCCAACGTGCGATCACCCTCCAACACAGTGCCAATATCTGCAGTCAGGGCATCGAACTGGGCATCGCGCCCGGTCCCCGCTTGGATCACCACCTCCAGTTCCGCCCGATGCTCGTAGAAATAAGTCAGCGGCGATAGTGTCACCTCCGGATCGCCCGGCTTGCCGTCGCGCAGGATGATCAGTCCCGTGGCTGGAATGCGCTCGGGCAGCACGTCTCCGCGCAGCACCGGGGCGGCGAGGGTCTGCAGCCGCGCATGAAGGGCGGCCAGAACAAGTTCGCGTTTGCTTGCCATCAGAGGTGATCCTCGACCCAGTTGCGCACGATGCTGCCCGGAATGGCCGCCAGCGCCCGCTCGGCATCCCGCGCCAGATCCAGCCGTTTTGGCAATTTGACCTGCCGCACCAGCAGGAAGATGGGTGCCGTCACCTGACCCTTCCCGGTTTTCGACTTGGAGACCGCAGCTTGCCCGCGCGTGTTCAACCGCACGGCGTCTGCGACCAGCAGGCTCGGGCCCCGGCTGCGATAGACGAAACGCAGGCGCAGGCCGGTCTTTTTCTCCCACATGGCCGGGGTGATCCGCTTGCCACCCAGCGCCTTGCCAGCGGCGGGCAGCGGAATGGCCAGCCAGAAGCCACTGGCAGAGCGGATCAGCGGCCCGGTGTCATGTGCGCCGATGATCACCGGGGCGTTGGACCAGACCAGTGCCGCAGCATCGAGGCTGTTGCGGCCCTTTGGATAGGTCTGCGACCGGATGGTGTTGGCCAGCCGTTGGCCCAAGCCTGCGCTGGTGATCTGCGCCCGCCATGCGGATTTGAGGCTGGTCCCGGCTTGGGTCATCGTGGTCGAGACGGCTTTCTGGCCTGCCGCGATTTCAGCGCGCATCAGGGCCACGAGGTCGGGGGTGAAGCTGATGTACAGTTTCATGCGGTCCTCGTGTTCAGCGTCCAGATCAGGCGTTCGCGGTCCAGTTTCGGCTCGCCCTGAAGGATGAAGTCCTCCGCTCCGATCCGGATCAGATCGCCCGGCGCGGGCGTGGGCATGTCAACCATGCGCGCATCGAGTTGGGTGGTTTCCGACAGGATGCGCCCAGCGCCGAAGGGCGTGACCTCATCTGGTGATTTGCGGATGACCCGGACGATGACGCCGGGTCCAGTCCCACCCGCAAACCACAGGGCACCCACCGCCATGTTGGCATCCGCAAAGATCACGTTCATGGCGGTGGCGAAGGCGTTCATTGTGCTGTCCCCGATCAGTTGGAACTGAACAGGCGGATCGCGGTGCGCGGGCGCTTGTTCACCGGCAGGATAGAGGCCTCGGTCAGGATGTTGATCCAGCGGTCCTTGTCGTCCATCAGCTGGCGCGCATAGAGCGGCAGGCCGATGGTATTGGCGAGGCTGATCTGGTTCGCCGGGCCGCCATAGGTGGTGAAGGTGTCGATGGTGCCGATCGGGAACGCGATGCCTTCGCCTACGGGGATCAGTCGTTCGGCAACGCCGGTCGAGAGGGTGACGGTGCCGCGATATTCCTCGAACAGGATCCCTGCGAAGGGGAAAGAACGGCGCACATCCTGGCGCAAGGGCTGCGCGCCCATGGCCGAGTAGAACTTGTAGGCATCCTGCGTCAGGGCATGGCCGATCAGTTTGTCGAAGAATTCCGGGCTGACCAGCGCATAGACACTGATCATCGACTCGCCCAGAAGGTTGTCCTCCACCGCCCGGATCGCATCGCGGACCTTGGCCTGCACGAGGGTGGTGGCGGTGCCCAAGAGGAAATCCACCGAGATCTGTGCCAGGCCGAATTCGGTGAAGTAGTTGTAGAGGGTCGTCCCCGCACCATCCTTGACGATACCGCGCAGGGCATTCATCTCCATATATTCGCGGGTCTGGGCATGCTTGCGGCGCATCAGGGTCAGCTTGCGCATCATCACCGTGGCCAGCTGGTCGTGCTCACTGCCACCAAAGGCGGGCACGCCCTGAATGTCGGAGGCGAGGATCACATCGTCATGCGGGATCCACGGCAGGCCGAAGGACCGCATCGAGCGGCCCTGCCGGGTGGCGACCGTGGCAGGTGCGCCCAAGGGGACCGAGGGCAGCACGTTCAGGGCACCATCGAACTGCTCAATGATCACCGACCGCTGGGTGATGCCTTCAAAGCTGAACAGGCCGATTTCGCCCAGCCTTGTGTAGAGGTTGGGCAGGATGTTGATGGCTTGGGTCATTTCGGCAAGCGAATAACCGCCCGCGTCAAACGGGTTGCGAATGATGGCGTTCATGATGTCTCCAGGGGGATTTGATTTGAAGTCAGGGGGCGATAGCCGTCGCGCGGATCAGGCGCTGGTGCGCGGCACGATGCCGACAGCGGTCAGCTCGGCCCATTTGGTGGCGGTCAGAGGGACGGTGTTGACCGAGACGTCAAACACCAGTGCGGCTTTCGAGACGATGGCCGGGCCGCGTGCCAGGATGACGCCGGTGGCATCGGCTGCCGTGGCATCTGCCGGGTTCAGCAGCACCGCCACTGCCACGGCCGAGCCATCCACCGTGCCGACAACGGCCAGCTTGTATTTGCCGCTGGCGGTGATCTTGCCGAGCACCGAACCGGACTTGTAGTTCGTGCCGAGCAGCAGGGTGATCGCTTCGTTGGAGTAGTTGGGGTCGATCTGGAATTTGACGACATCGCCTTGCGACGTTGCCTGCGTGAGGGTGGGCATGGTTCACATCCTTTTTGGGTTGGAAGCTTCAGGTGGATTTTCCAGCGCTGGCCACGCGTTTGGCGGCCGCCAACAGAGGGCTTTCTGGCGCGGCGGATTTGGGCGGCGGCACCACGGCAATGGCGGCGGCATCGCTGCGCGCGGCCAGCTGGTTCAGGACCGAGGCGCGCAGCGCGTCGGGCCTTATGCCCTTCTGGACCGCCTCGGCCACATCGATGGTCACACCCAACCGCGCCGCCTGCGCGCCGACGGTGGCCAGTTCCGCCGCTTCAGCGCGCACGAAGGCCACGGCAGTCGCGGCTTCGCTCGGAACGGCTGCGGGCGGAGCAGGCGGGACGGGAGACGGCGCGGCGGGCGCTGGCACCGCCTGGTCTTCGGTCTGATCCGTGGCGGGGACTTCGGTCGTGGTCGTTGCGTTGGGTTTCATGATCGACTCCTTGTACTGTTGGGATTGTTGGACGCTTCCGGGCCTAGCGCTGCGGATGCTGCCACGCCGGTTCACGGCATCGGCGAAAGCAGCAAATGCCGATGCCGGGTCGGAGACTTCGTCTGCCAGCCCGACCACCACGGCCTCCGCGCCGCGATAGCATTCGGCTTCGGTGGCCAGCGCCGCGTCGGCATTCAATCGCCGCCCGCGACCCGCCGCGACAGTTTGGGCGAAGAGCGTGCGGATGCTGTCGATTTCTCCTTGGATGCGGGCGCGCACCGGATCGGGCAGCGGCGCATAGGGATTGCCGTCGACCTTGTGCGCCCCGGAATGGATCAGCGTGACGGTGACGCCCGCGTCCGAAAGCTGGCTACTCAGGTCGGCATGCATCACCACCACGCCGATGCTGCCGACAGCCCCGGTGCGCGGCAGGATGATGCGGTCGGCCTGTGAGGCTAGCGCATAGCCCGCCGAGAAGGCATGTTCGGCGATCAGCGCCCAGACGGGCTTGGTCGCCCGCGCGGCGCGGATGGCATCTGCCAGATCGAACACGCCCGCCACTTCGCCGCCGAAGCTGTCGATCTCGAGCGCGATGCCACGCACTGCGGGGTCCGAGGCGGCGGCGGCGATCTGTGCGGCAATGCCCTCATACGAGGTTTGGCCGGAGGATTGCCCGATCCATGAACCGCGATGCACCAGCACGCCAGAGACTTCGATCACGGCCACACCGTCGATCATCGCAAAGGGCGTCGGGCCATCCCGTTGATATTGCTCGGCCAGACCATTGGTCAGGATCCCCGCCCGGGCGGTCAGCGCCGCATGGGCCGTGTCTTCCGGCGAAACCTCAATCCCAGCCACACGCAACTGCCGCCCCGTGATGCGCGGCCCAAGTCCGGAGAGGAATGCCATGGCCTTTGACGGCTCGACCAGCAGGGGCGTGTTGAACGCCCGCTGGGCGATTTGAGCATGAAACATCGTCTCGCCTCCTATGGCGCTGCATCTTGGGTCGGGTCTTGGCTGGGATCGGACGCAGTCTGGTCCTGCGTATTCTGATCAGGGGCGTTCGGATCGGCATTTGGGTCACCGCCGCCCGGTGCCTGCGCGGGCGATCCTGGACGGCGGAAGTCGAGGCCCAGACGCTTCTCCCGGTCGCGTTCGCGGGCGATTTCGGCATCGACCTGCTCGGCGTCGTAGCCGCGCTCGGCGATGGCTTGGGTGCGCGATTTCAGCCCGGCTTCGATCTGGGCGATCTCCGCATTGGCATCTTTCAGGGGATCGACCCAATCCCATTTGGTCGGCAGCCAGTTGCAGGCGAGATATTCCGCGCGGCGGCGGTCATAGCCCGGCAATCGCAGCGCCCCTGCCAACACCGCCGTGTCCATGAACCTTGCCCAGACCGGGCGGCACATCTGGAACACCATCACCGAATGCTGCCAGGCCGAGACGCGGCGGCGGAATTCGATCAACGACAGCCGGGAGTTCGAGAAGTTCCCCTTGGCCCCGTCATTGCTGAGATAGCCGTAAGGGATGCCCAGCGCGGCTGAGATTTGCAGCAGCGTGCGATACTGGAACGGCTCGTAGGTTGCCCCGGAATCAGCCGGGGCGCTGACGGTCACATCTTCACCGGGATCGAGCCGCACGACCTGGCCGGGGGCCACCTCGTATTCCTCGTCAGGCGGGGCCAAAGGATTGTCCGGAGCGGGCGAGGTCACGAACATCGCATACATCGCGGCGACCTTTTTGCGGTCGAGTTCGGCATCGTCATACTGATCGAGCAGGAACAGCTTCACGATGGCGGGCGCGAAGCGCGACACACCGCGTAATTGCCCGGCCTCGATCGGGTCAATGATGTGCAAAACCTCAGAGGCCGGAACCCGTACCGTCTCGCCCGACAACCCCGGATCGGTGCTGTCGCCGGGATGGCGGCGCAGGAAGTGGAAGGCGGTTCGGCGTCCGATCCGGTCGAACTCGATGCCCTGACGGATGATGTTGCCGGTGCCGTCGACCGCGTTGTGCGCCAGTGGCAGCATTTCTGACGGCAGCATCTGCACTTGCAGCGGCACCACCAGCCCATCCTCAACGCGGCGGGGCCGAAAGCGCAGGAACACTTCGCCGGTCATGAACACCTCGCGGGCGGCGCGGCGCTGCAAGCCGTAGAAGTCGGTCAGCCCTTCGGCATCGGCATCATCGGTCCAGGCCAGCCAAAGCCGCTGGACCGCATCCTTGCGTGAAGCTTGGGCGATGCTGGAATTGGGGCTGATACCATCGCCCACCGTGTTCGCCGCCCAGCTTTCAATCGCGTTGGCGGCATAGCCGTTGTTGCGCACCAACCAACGGGCGCGGGCGTTCATCTCCGGCCCGGAGGCCGCAATCAGTGCGTTGACATGGGCGCGGGAGGTGGTGAAGCCCTTTAACCGGCGCTGGCCGGAGGTGGCATCAAACCCGCCCGGCACACCAAAGCCGCCGACCCATGCACCAACACGAGCACGCCAGTTCGCTTGGGCCATGATCACAGATCCTTCGAAGCAAAGGGCCGGGACACCCGCGACCGCGTCACGGTGGTGTCCGCCGCCGCGATCCGCCGCTCCAAGTCGAAGATCGCGGTGGCAAGTTCAGCATCCGAGCCATAGCTGATTTGGCGGCCGTCATAGGTGACCTGTCGCACGCCGCCAAAGCGCATGCCTAAGAGGGCGCTGAGCAGCGCCTGCATTTCTGCCAAAGTCATCGTCGCTACCTCATGTATGTAGGGGTCACCGCGCCTGAACGGCGACGGCGCGGTGTCAGCACAGTTCCAGCGGTCGGCGCAGTCGGTTCCACCACCTCTGGTGCGGGGATCACTTTGGTTTCGACGCCCGCTTGGCTTTCCAGCGACCGCCATGTCGCCTCGTCCCAGCGGTCGGCGCCGAGGATCCATGCGGCGGCGCGGGCATAGACCCGGCAGTCCAGCGCCTCGTTTCGCTCGCGCATTTTCTGCCATTCCTGATGCCCAAAGCCGCGCTTGTTGCGCACTGTGACCATCTGCTCGGCCACCAGCTGCTTCAGCCATTCGGTGTCGGCCCATGCTGGAAGGTGCATGGTGCCGGGCGCATCGCAGACGCCCAGCGCGCGATCTTCATCGCTCGGCCGTTCCAGCCGCAGGAAGCGATAGGTTTCGGCTTTGAAGGTCGAGACGGCGATGGTCCACAGCCGCGCACCCCGGCGAAGGCGTTTGCCGCCAATGGTAGCATCGACAAAGGTCGGCCCCGACACTGGCGTGGAACGGTTGAAGCTTTCCACACCCTTGATCGGGGTTACCTGCGCGTAACCGGCGGCCCGCGACCAGGCATAGACCGCCGGTGCTTCGTAGCCGGTGTCGATGGCCAGCTTGGACAGCTGCATGACCGCACCGCTTTCATGCGCCCATGTCCGCCCCAGCAAAGCCGTCAACTTGTCCCATGCTGCGGGATCCTCCGGGCCGCCCGAAATGACGATGTGTTCCACCAGCCAACTTTCCAGTCCCCGGCCCCAAGCCCAGACGTCAACTTCGATCCGGTCTTTCTGCACATCCGCCCCAGCGGTCAGGAACAACCCGAGATGCGGCACGGTCGCAGAAAACACCTCGCGGCGATCCGCCAGCCGTTGCCATTCCGGCGCATCGCCAGATTCCACCCATGTCTCGCCCAGTAGGGTGTTGCGCGCCGCGCGCATCATTTCCTCGGACCCCTGCGCCGCCAGCCATTCGCGGGCGATCTGCCGCCAGCTTTTCCACCCCAGCGGCGAGTACAGCGCCGAGATATGGAAGCCTATGGAAGTCGGATCGGCCGAGACCGCCGTCGCCCGCCATTCACCCTGTTCCAGCATCCGGGTTTTGTAATGCTCCGCGATGGGCTTCTCGCAGCCCTCGCAGTGATAGGCGGCGGTTTCCGGCTGTGCCTTGGCCCAGCGCAGCCGCTCAAACTGCAGCCATTGCATGTGACCGCAATGTGGGCAGGGCACAAAATACCGCCGCTGGTCCGAAGCCTCGAACTCGCGCTCAATCCGGCTGATGCCCCGGATGGTCGGGGTCGAGACAATGAACACCTTGCGCCGGTGCGAGAAGGTGGTGGTCCGTGCTTCGGCCAGCGTGATCGGGTCGCCCTCTTCGTCAGCCGATGCCGGATAGGCATCGACCTCGTCGAGAAAGATGTAACGCGCGGGCATCGACCGCAGACCGGTGGCCGAGTTTGCCCCGGTCAGCACCAGGATGCCGCCGGGGAACTCCTTCGAAAGCATCGAGTTGCCCGCATCGCGCGATCGTGCGGGGTTGACCAGTTCCCGCAGCGCCGGGGACTCCGAAATCAAAGGATCGAGCCGACCACGCGAGGTGCGCTTGGCCATCTCGACCGTCGGCAGCACCGCCAGCATCGGGCCGGGCGCATGGTGGATGACGAAGCCGATCCAATTGTTGCCCGCCTCGGTGGCCCCTACCTGCGCGGCCTTCATGAAGCTGATGCGCTGGGCTGGGTGCCGCGGCGACAGCGCATCCATGATCTCGCGCAGGTAGGGAGCGCGCGAAGTGCGATACCGCCCCGGTTCAGCCGCAGCACGCGACGACAGCCAGCGATGCGTATCCGCCCATTCTGACACCGTCAGGTCCGGATCGGGGCGCATGCCTTTGCGCCATTGGCGCAAAATGTCCTCGGCCCCATCAAATCCGAGGTCAAGGTCGTCCGTCAGGTCATCTGAGAACGGCGGTGCAAAAGTCGGCCACGGTAGCGGCGGGATAGTCCTGCTGCGGGCGGCGTAAAAGCCGGCCACTTTGCTCTTCATGCAGCTGTATGGAGGGCTTGGAGATCTACACCGTGGAAC